GGCCCGTAGCAATGTTCGACGGCATCGCCCACGAGACGAATGTGCGCGAACTGTTCGACGCGGGCTTCCTGTCCCCGCCGCGCAGCTACCGCCAGCGCACCGAAATCGACACCAGCGGCGTCGGCACGCGGGCGGGCGAATTCATCGCATCCCAACTCGAGGCCGCTGCCATGGATACCGAGACGGTCGACGCCATCGCCGATCGCATCGTCGAGGCCGGCCATGATCGCGTCAGCTGGCTCGTGTTCGGCTGCAGCATTGCCCACTGCGATGCCCTGACCGAGGCGCTACAGGCGCGCGGCTTTGCCGGGGCCACCATCAGCGGCGACATGGACAAAGGCGAGCGCGATGGGCTGATCGCACAATTTAAGGCGCGGCAACTGCGGTTCCTGACCTCAATGCAGGTGCTTACAACCGGCTTCAACGCCCGCCATGTTGACTTGATCGCGCTTGCCCGCCCGACGCAATCGACGGGCCTTTACATCCAGATGGTCGGCCGGGGCACCCGCCTTTCGCCCGAGACCGGAAAAACTGACTGCCTCGTTCTCGATTTCGGCGGCAACATTGCGCGCCACGGCCCGTTCGACGAGCCCTTCCTGCCGGAGAACAAGGCCAGCAAGGGCAAGGGCGCGGCTCCGTTCAAGGAGTGCCCGGAGTGCGGGTGCTGTACTGGCACGGCAACGCGGGCCTGTCCGGGGTGCGGCTTCGAATATCCGCCGCCCGAGCGTGTCGTCACCGTCACCCCCGACGCCAAGCCCATCCTCTCGATCGCGCCGGAATGGCTGCCGGTCACCGCGGCGAAGTGTCGCCGCCATGAGAAGGCGGGTGGCCTGCCCACCATGCGTGTCGAGTACCAGGTCGGGCTCACCATCCACAAGGAATGGTGCTGCCCCGAACATGTCGGCTTTGCGCGCCAGAAGTTTGAGGGCTGGTGGCTGCGGCGCGCGCCGGGGCCGGTGCCCAAGACGGTCGACGAGGCTATTGCCCGTAGCGGCGAGCTGGCTGTGCCGGATGCGATCCAAGTCAAGCGCGAGGGCAAGTATGATCGCGTGATTTCTCACAAATTTGAAAGCAAGAAGGAGGCTGCGTGATGCAAGTCACCCCTACCAATCCGCGTGCCGACGAGCCCGCGATCGATCCCTACGTTCTGTTCCTCGCGCGGAAGCTGCTGCAAGACCCCATGACGGGGCTTGATAGCGTGCCGGAATTGCCCGCGTGCCTTTTCCCGCACCAGCGCGACATTGTGACATGGGCGCTTAAGCGCGGGCGCGCGGCATTGTTTGCAGGAACGGGCCTTGGCAAATCGCTTATGGAATTGGCATGGGCGGATGCGATCCACCGCGTCACCGGCAAGGATATTCTGCACCTCGCCCCGCTGGCAGTCTCAGCGCAGATGGCGCGCGAGGCTGACAAGTTCGGCATCGCTGCGCGCGTTGTGACAAGGCAATCAGAGTGCGGCCCCGGCATCAACATCACGAATTATCAGAAGCTAGAGCACTTCGACCTATCGCGGTTCGGAGGCGTTATTCTGGACGAGAGCAGCATCCTTAAAAACACGGATGGCCATTACCGCACGAAGCTGATTGATGCCTGCCAATCGATCCCGTTCCGCTTGGCTGCGACTGCGACACCGGCCCCGAACGACTTTATGGAATTGGGCAATCATGCCGAGTTTCTCGGCATCATGTCTTACACCGACATGCTCGCCACGTTCTTTGTGCATGATGGTGGCGACACGCAAAAATGGCGTTTGAAGGGCCATGCCGAGAATGAGTTTTGGAAGTGGATGGCATCATGGGCCGTGATGCTGCGGAAGCCATCCGATCTCGGCTATCCGAACGAAGGATATGACCTGCCCCCGCTGCAATTCCGGCAGCATATCGTGGCGGCTGATTATGCTCCGGACGTGGAGATGGGAACATTGTTTCCGATGCAGGCGCAAACCCTGCAAGAGCGCATCGCGGCGCGTCGTTCGACTGTTGATGCCCGCTGCGAAATGGCGGCTTCCATTACCCCGGCAGATCGCCCGTTCGTGTGGTGGTGTAATCTCAATGGCGAAGCTGAATTGCTCGCCAAGCTTATCCCCGATGCGGTTAACTTGCATGGCGGACTGAAAGAGGCCGAGAAAGAGCGCATACTGCTAGACTTTTCGGACGGCAAAATCCGCGTTCTGATTACGAAGCCGAGCCTCGCCGGGTTCGGAATGAATTGGCAGCATTGTGCCGATACCGGCTTTGTCGGGCTTAATGACAGCTTCGAGCAATTCTATCAGGCCGTGCGCCGGTTCTGGCGCTTTGGTCAGACAAAACCTGTCACCGCCCACATTATCGCCAGCGAACTTGAGGGCGCAACCGTCGCCAACATTAAGCGCAAAGAGGCCGATGCTGACCGGATGGCGGCGGCGATGGTCATGCACATGGCCGATCTGTCGAGCCAAGCCGTGCGGGGCAGCGTGCGCGAAACCCCGAATTACAACCCGACTAAACCCGTAACCCTACCCGCTTTTCTGGAGAAAGCAGCATGATTGAAGGTATCAAGTGTGTCGATCAAGTCGTGACCGACGACTACGCAATTTATCAGGGCGATAGCTGCGAGGTTATCCGCGCTATCCCCGGTGATAGCATCCACTTCGGCATTCACTCGCCGCCCTTTGAGGGGCTTTACAAATTCAGCAATTTTGACCGCGACATTAGCAACAATGAAGGCCCCGGCTTTTGGGAGCACTACTCGTTCCTGATCGCCGAATTGCTGCGCGTCACGATGCCGGGGCGCATCCATGCCGTTCATGTCATGCAATTGCCCACTAGTAAGATCCGGCACGGCCATATCGGGATGCGGGATTTCCGGGGTGAAGTCGTGCGGGCCTACGAGGACGCGGGATGGATCTTCCATAGCGAGGTCTGCATCTGGAAAGACCCCGTTGTCGCACAGCAGCGCACAAAGTCGATCCGCCTTCTGCACAAGCAGATCGTCAAGGACAGCACCATCAGTGGGCAGGGGCTTGCCGATTACATCCTGACGTTCCGCAAGCCGGGCGATAATCCTGAGCCGGTTTCTGGATGCTTTGACCGTTATAGCGGCACCGACGAGCCTGACCGCAGCAAATACACCAGCCCGATGGATGGGCGGAACTGGTATTCGATCGAAGTCTGGCAGCGTTACGCCTCGCCGGTCTGGATGGACATTAACCAGACCCGCACTCTGCAATATCGTGGCGGGCGGGATGAAAAGGACGAGCAGCACATCAGCCCTTTGCAGCTTGATGTGATTGAGCGTTGTATCGACCTTTGGAGCAATCCCGGCGATACCGTCCTGACCCCGTTTCTCGGCATTGGCAGCGAAGTATGGGGCGCTGTCACGATGGGCCGCAAGGGCATCGGCATCGAATTGAAGCCATCTTACTTTGCGCAGGCTGTCAAGAACCTTGCCCGCGCGAAGGAGGATATGGGCGGATTGTTCTCCGGCGATGCCGACATGGCCGCTTAGGCGCTCTTGCCATGACCTGCATCTGCTCCCGCGCAGCCCGCGGCTTCGCCTTCACCCGCGTCGACATCCCAGCCTTCGACCGCCCGCCCACACAGCACGCATGCTCCATGACGTGCCTCAACATCATCGCAGCCCGCCAAGGAGTAGCGCCCATGCCCGCCGAATTGAACAGGATCGAAAACGAAGCCGTGATCGCTGCCAGCCCGGCGGCGGGGGAATATCTCGAGGCCATCGGTGAAACTGATCTTTCGCGCCTGACGCCCGAGCAATGGACGGGCTTCATCGGCCACGTGTTCAAGACGGTGGCCGGCGAGGTGCAGAGGCTTTTCGATGAGGGGGAGGTGCCGTTTTGATGAGATACCTTTCCGTCTGCTCCGGCATTGAGGCGGCCAGCGTGGCCTGGAAGCCCCTCGGTTGGGAATGCGCCGGCGTGAGCGAGATCGACAAGTTCCCGCGCGCCGTGCTGGAACATCGTCTCGGCGCCGTTCCGGTCGATGACGACCATCGCTGGCAGCCTGGCCAAAACTTCACCCCCCTTTTCGGCGACTTCACCAAGATCGAGGAACATCATGTCGGACCAGTTGACCTTCTTGTCGGAGGCACCCCCTGCCAATCCTTCAGCATCGCGGGAAAGCGCCTCGGACTGGACGATCCGCGCGGCAACCTCGCCCTTGAATACCTGGCGCTGGCTAAACGAGTTTGCGCCCGCTGGATATGTTGGGAGAACGTGCCCGGTGTCCTGTCTCACGACGAAGGACGGACGTTTGGAACCTTCCTCGGGTTCGTGGAGCAATGCGGGTTTCGGTGGGCCTACAGGGTCATTGACGCTCAATATGCAAGAGTGGGTCGCTTCGGACGAGCTGTGCCACAGCGAAGGCGTCGTGTGTTCCTTATCGGATATTCTGGAACCGCCGACATCAATCCCGCAGCGGTTCTATTTGACCGCGAAAGCCTGCGCGGGAATCCTGCGCCGCGCCGCCAAGCGGGGCAAAGAGCTGCCCCCACTCTTGCAGCGCGCACTCGCGGCGGTGGCGGGCTTGGAACCGACTTCGACTGCGACGGCGGATTGATCGCAGCCTTCGACAAGCAGGCAATCGGTGAATACGGCAATGGAGAAACAAGCAGCACTTGTGCTGCCCGAGACTTCAAAGACGCGACCGATCTCGTCGCCCACAGCCTTCGGGCCGAAGGTTTCGATGCGGGCGAGGACGGGACAGGGCGCGGGACGCCGATTGTGCCGGTGCAAGCAATACGCTTCAGCACCCAGCAAGAGCCAAAGTGGGCTGACGGGGTTTGTCCAACGCTCACGGTTCCGAGCAAAAGCGGTGGCGGTCAACCGCACTGTGTCGCCTTCTCGGCCAAGGACAGCGGCGCGGATGCGGCCGAGGAAGTCAGCCCGACGCTTCGGGCTGGCGGGCACGCCGGAAGCCATGCCAATGCGGGGGTGATGCCTGCTGTGGCCTTCGCCCAGAACACCCGTGACGAAGTTCGCATCCAAGGGGACGGCCAGATCAGCGGTGCGCTGGCGGCGGAACCGGGCATGAAGCAGCAGACCTATCTGGCCGCAGCATGGGGCGTGCGCCGACTGACGCCGACCGAGTGCGAGCGCTTGCAGGGATTTCCTGATGGCTGGACCGCGATCCCGTGGCGCGGGAAGGATGCGAGCGTCTGTCCTGACGGGCCGCGTTACAAGGCGCTGGGCAATTCCATGGCGGTCAACGTCATGTGCTGGATCGGCGAGCGGATCGCCACGATAGCCGAACTTGAAAACACCGCCAACAAGGCCGCATAAATGACCGCCAAGAAACCCCGCTTCATCGAAGCCGACGCCCGCGTCCTGCTCGACATCCTCAACCCGCCCGGCTTCAACTTCGGCGGCATCCACCTCGTCGCCATCCACCCCAAGACCAAGGTCATCTTCGGCAAGCACTTCGCCTACGATACCGAGGAGGCGCTGGCCTTCATCGAGCAGCACAATGCCCAAGGCATGGGCGTCTATTGGTCGGTCAATGCCGTGCGGCCGCACCGGCACAAGAAGCCGGCCAAGGAGGACATCAGCCATGCCCGCTTCGTGCACGTCGACATCGATCCGCCCAAGAACGGGGGCAAGTTCGACAAGCCGCTGATCGTCGAGGCGCTGTCCAACCTGCCCACCCCGCCCAGCTTCGTGATCGACAGCGGCGGCGGGCTCGGCGCATTCTGGCGACTGGACGAGCCCTGCGAGAACCTCGCTTCTATCGAGGCCATCAATCGCCAGGTGCAGGACTTCTACGGCGCCGACCACTGCTGGAACATCGACCGCGTCATGCGCGTGCCCGGCACAATCAACTATCCCGACAAGGTCAAGATGCTGCGCGGGCGCGGCGAGACGCAAGCCTGCTGGGCCATGACGGACGAGGGAACGGCCTATGCGCCGGAAGAACTGGCGGCGGCGTTTCCGGCTGCACAGCCTCGCCCGGCTGACCGGGCCAGCGTTGCCCTGCCAACGAATGTGGAGCCGTTAAGCGCCGCAGACATCGGCGCCAGCGAGGAGCTCCGTATTGCGATAGAGGAACCGCCGGGGCTGGATCGCTCGGGCGACGGCCTTGCGGCCGCGCGGCTCATGGCCTTCGCGGGCTGCACCGATGCGCAGATCATGGGCGTCCTGCTCAATCCGGCCAATGCGGTCTCGGCCCACTTTCTCGACCAGCGCGATGCAAAGCGCGCCGCCGCCCGCGTCATTGCCGTGGTGCGGGCCGATGGGCCGCCCAGCATCGAGCCGGAGCGGGCGCCGATGAGCGCCGAGGATCATGCGCGGCTTGTCGAGAACATGCGCAAGCGGGCGCGGGCGAGCATGGTTCTGCCGTCA